TCCGGAGTAACTACTTCGTAAGGAAATCTATCAAGACGTGGACAAAAATCTGTTGTCGTATTATTAGGACCTAAAAACTTTGGCCGCCAACTACCGCTTTGTTCATCATATTTACTGTATGATAATCTTTGGCTAAAAGTTCCCTGTCCTCGATTCTTCCCTACACTTATTAAATGCACACGCCTAAAAAGTGCATCGGGACAAGATATCCCATCTTTAGATGTAAAACCTCCCAAATGTTTGAAATTATTAGTAGTGCACAATATAAGTTCCGATTGGAAAAATTTTGTATTCTTCTTATCCGCTTGAGCACAATCTAAGGGATATTTTACTGGAGATACAAAATTTATAATAGTTCTCCACTGAGACTTCCCTTGTTGACCAACATCATCCATGACAAAAACATTTTGATTCATGTAATCATCATAAAAATCTTTAGAAGTCTCAGAAGGTGGTACAGTGTGTGTGTAAACAGACTTATTATGCGTCTTCAGTAATTCAACAAATCTATTCATAAGCACCGATTTTCCACAGCCTGGCGGTCCATCGAATACAATGCATATAGGCTCATCTCTTGATGATACTGAATACGTATTTATAAATTTTACCAAATTCTGTTTATAAGCATTCCACGTCACGGAAAAATGCTTATTATCATTATTCCTTATATAATCCAAAAAACTATTATCAATTATTAAACGATTATACAACTCCATTACCTCATTCCTGAAAACGGGATTATGTAATATAGAGTTGTCTTTAATAAACTGTGTATATTGCTCAGAAACTAATAAAATATCATCATAAAACCCAAACGGCGAAAATAAATAATTAACTATATCAACGATAGGGTTAGATAATGATCTGAGTGATAGCAAACCTGGAAAGGAAAAAACATAATCTACCACAGCAATTAAAATATTTTTTATCTTAGCAAATAGGGTAGAAAATGAATGAGATGCATGTACCTTGACACCGGTTAATAAAGCGAAGTTCTTAATCTTTTCAAGTAAGCTGGATGGCAAGCCCATTAATGCAAATCCAGCCATCAAGGCTTCTAAAGACATATTTTGTGGTTCGTATTCTTCGTTGGTCATTTCATAATTAGCACTTCCATTCGTGCTTAACAAACTACTTATAAACGTAGTAAATTTAAACAAGTTATACAAAAATTGTATAACCCCATAAATACCACATAAAGCTG